CACCTGTACGTGCTGCCATGCCCGCTGGACGGAAATACTGACCAAAACGATCAGCATCATAAGCTTCACCATCAACAGATGCTTCAAACATTTCCTTCATTACCTTAATTTCTACATCAGTAGGCTTCTTAGGCAAGAAGTCATTCAAGTTAAACAAGCCGTGTGTGTTTACAGCAGCCATTTCACTGTCACCTAATGGACGTTCTCTACGTGCCCAATTAGATGTTGAATAGTCTGCGTAACCGCCTTTGGTTGTTTTTGCAAGACGGAAATCTACACCAGCAGTATAATCTGTTGGCAGTTCTTCCATGTCTGGATCCATTAATGCTGATTTGATCAATTGGAAAATTTGTGGACCAATAATAAATCTACGGATTGGATTTTCCGGAGTTCTATCTTCTTGTAATGGTGAATCAGTTACAAACCCTTGGAAGATATACGAACGCTTCTTCCAATACTTGCGACCCATATCTTCTAGACTTGGATCTTTAAACCAACCACGTACCTCGTTCAAGATATCGCAGGTTTCACCATACATTTCCATACATGGAATCTGTACCTGTACTGGACGTGAATCAGTTTCACCTTTTACTCCAGCAAATGGAAGTTTGATCATCAAACGTTCTTTCCAGAAGAAAGTGTTTGTGTCATCTCCATCAGGCAAGAAGCGTAGAGTACTTGTCTCTCCTTCTTTCATATTCCAAAATGGGAAAATTGCGTTGTCGCCGCCGCTTGTTGTTGAACCACCGCTTGTGCGTGATTCTTGTTCTTTGAGCTTTGCTCGGATTTCTGCTAATGATGCCATAGTTTTGCCTCCTTTAGTATTGCCTATTGCATTGTGCCTTTAATCATATAGCACATTATGTACTATACGATAATATTTAGCAGAAGTCAAGTGAAATCTGCTAAAATCTTGAATTTATTTTATAATCCTGCTAATCTACGTAGATCAGCTTCTTCTTGGTCTATAGTTGGTTCCATTACAGTGCCTTGTGGTTCATCGTCTGTAATAATACCATCATCCTGTGATCTACTAGCATACTGCTCGTATGTTCCAATTATACGTTCGATAAACTGCTTGGCTGGTGCAATATACTCTTCACCGTAGTCTTTTTCTACTGCTGTTAGCACTGCTGTTTCGCCCTTTGGAAACTGTCCTGTTTCTCTATCAAACAATGAAAGAACAAATTCAGTAACTGGTATCTTTTTACCGTCTACATCCATTTCGTCCTCATCGTCATCTTTGGCTTTCTTTAGAGCCATTGTAAACTTATTGCCTTCCATTGCATCAGGTACGCCATTGCCGTTTTCGTCTTTCCACCAGCTGCCTTTTTCATCATGTGAGTCATGCTCGCACTTGCAGTCTGGTGCCCAGTTATGCATCTGACATCCACAATCTTCACAATGATATTTTTGGTAGCCTTTCATATATCCTTCTTCAACTGTGCTTTCAGCAAACTGACCCATTAAACCTTCAAACGCTTGATCAATTTCTTCACTGTGAATGTCTTGATTCATTAGTCTTTCTAAGTCTTCCGGACTGTAGTTGTCTCTAGGATCAATACCACGTGTAGCACCTGGGTTGACTGGACTTGCACCAATATCATTAATGCCTGGGATGCGTAGCTCTTGTCCTACTTTAATAGTTGCTTGATCATCTAGTCCATTAATTTCTATAATATCTTCTACACTAGTTCCTGACATTTGTGATAGACTGTAAACAGTATCCCCTTGTCTTACTGTATACATATCTTCTTCAGCTTCAATAAAGTTTTCTGGACCTATTTCTTCTGCAATAGTTTTTTCACTTACTAATTTATAAATGTAAGGGAATACATCTTTAAGTTCTTCATTAAACTGACGAATAGTTAATTGATCAATCCAATTTTCTGCAACATCAGTTGGCACTTCTTCCATCATTACAGATTCAAAACCTTCAAATGCTTCTTTGTATGCACCTTCTCTTTGGATCTTTTCTAGTGTCTTTTTAACCGTTTCAATTCTTTCGTTCACTGCACCTACATACTCTGCTAGACTTTCAGCCATTACACTTGAGCGAGCCATGTAATTCTTGAATTTTTTAAGATTATATAGTTCAGTTGACATTTCTGTAATATGTTTACCAAAGTCATCATAAGGTTTGCCGCCTTCAGCAACATGACGTGTCATTGCTCTTGCACCACTAAGATGTTTGTACGGATATTTAAATCTTTCACCTTCGGCGCTTTCAATATATAACGCACTAATTTTTTGTGTTCTGCCGCCGGCTAATTCTTGATTCACAGGCGCACTGTGTTTTACAGTTAGTCTTGCATTACCAATATCTTGATAACTGGTTTTACTTGTACCATACATTTTTTTTTTTTTTTTTTTTTTTTCTCCGGACTGGTTTGCTAAAAATTTGTAATCCCTACGATTTAAGTTTGACTTTGTAATATCTCTAGTATCAAAGTTTAATAATCTCTTTTTAGCAAAATAACGTAGTTCTTTTAAAAATCCGTACCATTTTTCTTTTGTAAACTTATCTTGACCTTCGATAAAATTATTACTGTACATAATGCTAAGTGAATTTTCATCTACACTTATGCTTACTTTGCCTAAATTTTTTGAACCTTCTTTAAAATCAAAATCGAAGAAACGTGCTTCTTTTGGAACATTAGTCACTACACCTTCGTCGTTTCCTATTGTTACACTAGGAAATCTTCCTCGTATTTTATTGAATAATTCTTCGCTTATTAATTCCAGGTTTTTCATATTAGTATTTATCAATAGTTTGTAGAAATGAAGATAGGCATTGGTGGCTCATAATCTTCTTCTGATTCCATGCTTTTGAATGTGTTGTACACCCTAGGATCCCAATCTCTTAACACACTCATGATACGTATAACAAGCAATGTAGCACTGATCAAATCATCAGTTTCGCCTACTTTTGCTTTGTATGTACTACCTGTTGCAACAAATCCTTTAAGTTCACTTATCATTGCACCAGAATACACTTCCATTTTATCATTTTCTATCATGGTTTTTAGTCTGCTACAAGCACTGATTTTGCTGCTGTGTGTTGTGTTAAATCCTTTGCGAAACTTGCGTACATGTCCTTTGCGCATAGGTTCACTAACAAATAACCCAGGTATATTTTCTTCACCAAAGTCATTTATAACAATAAGTGCCGCCTCACCAATTGAATTATTTTCTACACTCCAGTATATGCCTTGAGGATTATTTGTTTCATTAGCAATATGGTTACATACATCTGCGAGTATGCGAATCTGGCCTGTTATAGGTGTAGTATTGTGTCTCCACTCAGCAACCTGATGATATGTAGGCAGTTCAAATACTTGTATAGCGGCATAATCACCACCAGTCCCCATTGATGGATCAAGTGCAATAATATAGGTTTTGTCCTTGCTTAACTTTTTATACCATCTTGTTTGCCCCATGTTCATTAGAGGTGCAGTCGGTTCTAGTGTTGCAAGTTTTAATGAATTAATCAATGTTTCGTCAAATACCAAAAATTCGCATTCGTATTCACGTCGGAAGCGTTCTTCACCTATTCGGCCTAATTCCTCATCTTTCCATTTTTCGTCTCTATCAGGGTGTTCACTCCAATGACAGGTAAATGAATGAAAGCCGTTCACGCCAATGTCTTTTTCATTGCCGTGTTCGTCATACTTCTTTTCAGCTTCCTTCCAAATCATAGCAAATGTATCTTCGTCTGAGTTAGGTGTTGAAGTAATAATAGCACGACCACCTGTTGCTAGTGTGGGTGATATAGAAGTCCAAAATTCATCTGCAATCGTAGGACTAACAAATGCAAACTCGTCGCAGTATAACAATGATATGGACATACCACGTCCTGTGTTACCTGTCGTTGTAGCACTAACAATACGTGAACCATTTTCAAATTCCATAGATCCTTTGTTGTAGTTTACAACACCTGCCCGAATATGATCTGGGCAAAGTTCGTATGCGTATCTTACACGTTGCATAATTTCTTGTGCGCCTGAATATTTGTGTGCAGCAATGAGCACGGTTTGATCAGGATTAAACATTGCATACCATAACAAATATATTGCAGCACAGGTAGTTTTACCTGTTTGTCTTGGTAGCATGTTTATATTAAATCTGTAATTGTGATAACTTTTGAGTAGGCGCTCTTGATAGGCAAAAGGATCAAACAGTAATTTGCCTTTTACAGGGTGTTGAATATATGCAAATTGTTGTGCAAAATATAGATATCCTGTGTCAGGATGCATGCACTGCATAAGGT